GAATATATGTGTCAGTATCCCCATTGTGATAAAGATATTCGTTAAGCCCTATATTTCCAGCTACGTCAAGTTCATAGTCAGGAGAATCTGTACCAATGCCAACTCGATTGTTTCCTGCATCAACATACAGCATATGAGTATTTGAATCCGATTCCACGCGAAAGTCCGCATCTAGCGACCCTTCATTGAAAATAGCGGAACCAGAAACCTCTATAGATCCTGAAATCTCTGCATCTGAACCGTATCTACTCATGACCTATCTTCCTTTTATATGATTCCAAATCTTCTCATTAACATCTCGACATATATATTTGCCTTTTAAGCCAATCTCTTCTTGGTTTTTAATCCAAAAATCTTCTAGCTCTTTTGGTATATAGCCGCAGTGTATTTCTTCCCCAGTTAATTGATCTCTAATCTTTGCACTTTTTGTGCTGTCAAGAATCTTTAAGTAAGCACTTATCACTCCCTCATACTCTTCAGTTGTAGAATTTTTCTTCAACCATTCATGTAAAGCATGAAAATTATTGGTTGTTGATCGGCTTATCTTACTTCCGTAAATACTTCCTAACATTTTAAGAACTTCTTTAGGCGAATTTGTAATAAATTTTTTAGTACCCCTATCTTTTAAACCAGATGAGTGATGATAGGAGATGTTTTTTATTAAAAACATAGCAAGCATTAATTGAGTCCTATGCAATCCTTTAATATAAGAATCTTTTTTAGATGGCGGGTCTGAGTAATATGCAAACTCTAACCAATCTGCTCTGCCAACCATCCAATCAATTTGAACGCCGATATCTTGTTGTTTGTTTTCATCACTAAACTGCGGGAAAAGTGAGAACATAATTCCAGGTCCAACTTGTTTAGGATCGGTAATTATAAGTTCAGAATTTTCGTTGATATACTTCGCCAATTCAGTTAAAAAAGCTCGCCAGCCAAGTTCTGCATCTGTTCTAGATCTAGCTCGTTTTTTAAAATTGTTAAATGTGTTTTTCCAATCAATTGGATTAATGTTCCAAGACTTTAGTTCTTCAGGTGTCACCTCTCCAGTAGGAAAAAAAGAAGTAGCATCACCAGCAAGATCGATGTCTCCAGAGACAGGTTTTTTGCCAACAGACCCGACAGGTCTAAAAGAAGAGAAGACTTGTTTTTTAAGAGGAAAAAGTCTATTAAGCTCTTTGCGATACTTTTCTAGAGTGGGTTCGATGAATTCTTTTGGAATACTTGCAGTTTGACCTACAAATACATTTCCACCTTCGTTTAAAAACTTACGCCAATTTTCAAGTAGGAGTTTCATTGTTTTAGTGGTGTTTCCCATGTTGTAAATAATTGGGACTTAGATTTTTTCCTTCCAATTGCATCTAATATTTGTTCAGGATTGTATCCTATGTAAATTTTATTGTTAATTGCAAATATAGGAACAGAATTCAGCCTTCCTTCGTATCCGATTCTCTTGGCGTAGGCTTTTAGTTTTTTTTTATTTTCGTTTTTGTCAAGATCAAGGTCAACGTATGTGACACTATGTTTTTGCATCCATTTTTTAGCGATGTTGCACCAATAACACCAAGAAGTCGAATAAAGAACAACTACATACTCACCTTTAACTGGTGTTGTAACTTGTAAATTATCTTGGTGATAAAAGGTAGTGGGCTTCCATTCGGTTGTCATACAAGCACTAATAACAAGAAGTGCTAAAGCAACCAATAGAGAATTTTTTACG